TGGCATCCACGGGCGACGTTGGCTCTGTTGCTGCTGTTGTTGCCGGGGCGATTGTTGACGTAACTGGAGTGGCATCCACGGGCGACGTTGGCTCTGTTGCTGCTGTTGCTGCCGGGGCGATTGTTGACGTAACTGGAGTGGCATCCACGGGCGACGTTGGCTCTGTTGCTGCTGTTGTTGCCGGGGCGATTGTTGACGTAACTGGAGTGGCATCCACGGGCGACGTTGGCTCTGTTGTAGTCCAAGCCACCGCGGTATTCTCTGCTACGGGGGTCCAAGCTGCTACTGCGATTGGTGTTCCGACTACTGCCATTGGTATAGATGTAGTTACCATTGGAGTTTTTGGTACAAGTGCGGTAAACTCCGTATCAACTACGGGGTCGACTATAATAATACCCCTTGGGGTCTTTGCGGACGGTGTAGTTGGTCGGGCCCTTGTATGGGGTAGGGTAACGCCGGATCCCGGAACAACATGGACGAGAATAGCAGCATGAGGATGACAGATGCCTAGTACGTATACAGCAAATGGTGGCATTGAGCTTCCAGCGAACGGTGAGCAGTCCGCCACATGGGGTAGTACCGTAAACGACAACATGTCGATCCTCGACCGGATCACAAACGGGGTCGGCTCGATTTCTTTGGCGGGGACAACACACACGTTGCCAACCACAGATGGCACATTGTCAGATGGGCAAAACAGGGTACTTGTGCTCGGCGGTTCACCCTCAGGACCAAACACTATCACTGTGACCCCTAACAACGGTCAACACATCTATATTATAAAGAACCTCAGCGGGCAGACAGCTACGTTCACTCAGGGTTCTGGCTCGAATGTAAGTGTGTTGAACGGCACAACAAAAATCATCTACTGCGATGGTGGTGGTGGTGGCGCGGCAGTTGTCGACCTCACTGCGACATTTGACCTCGGATCCTTGGTTATCGGCGGTAATACTGTCACAGCCTCCGCTGCAGAGCTGAACATCATGGACGGTGTGACGGCTACGACCGCTGAGATCAACATCATGGACGGTGTGACGGCCACGACCGCTGAGATCAACATCATGGACGGTGTGACGGCCACGACCGCTGAGATCAACATCATGGACGGTGTGACGGCCACGACCTCTGAGATCAACATCATGGATGGTATCACAGCCACCACTGCTGAGCTGAACACCTTGGATGGGTTTACTGGGAGCGTGGTAGATTTCAACTTTGCTACCAATTTGAACGCACTGGGTATTTCCTACCCAGAGTACCTGACACTCGATGGGATCACAGCCACCACTGCTGAGTTGAACATCATGGACGGTGTTACAGCCACCACTGCTGAGCTGAACTATGTTGATGGGGTCACTTCGCCAATTCAGACGCAGCTGAATACTCTCGATGCTCTGCAGGGGCGTGCCCGAGGCTTCATCACCTTTAATGGTGCAACAGGGGCGACAATAAAAGCTCTCAACCTCACACTCTCTAAGACAGGGACTGGGAACTACAACATCACCTGCGATAGCTCTATCCGAGATGGCACATCAAACTGGTGTATAGTTGTCGGCAGTGTCGATAAGGGGGTTGATTCACAGACCCCGTCGACGTCCATGACGCAGACTTTCAATCACTACAACGCCTACGTCAAGACAACGGATACGGACGGGTTTACCATTGATGCACGGCTACTCTATAACGAGTACGCCCACTTCGGCGGCAACGACAACAACACTTCGCAAGGGTGGGGCATAACCTCGGTTGACCCAACTTACATATCTATCGTGGTTTATTGAGCAAACAATGCGTGTTGTTTTTTTCAACAAGCCCGTCGGCACACCCAAACTGTGCTTCACTGTGTCCGACTTGGAGGTATCACAGCTTCGAGCCGGGGGTGTAATACCCCCCGACGCGGCATACTTGATCAAAAACTACGACCCCAACTCACCTCCGGAGCGTATGGCGATGCTAACGCACGTCGATAAATTGGAGTTTGACGACTACACCAACCCAACGGACGTAGTGTTTGATATGGATTTGGTGAAGCTCTGGTGGGCAGAAGTCTTCCGTAGCGTTAGGGAACCTCTCCTAGAGCAACTGGATCGGCTGCAGATGCAAATGTTTGCGCGGGGTGATCGGGCCACCATGGACCGGATTGAGGCCGATAAGCAGATATTGCGGGATGTGACTGACCTACCCAACGCCACGGGGGTCAACTGCTTCGTTGATGCCGCAATGATCGAGCCCAACTGCCTTTTCGTGGATTACAAAGAAAAATACCGCAGCGTGGTTTCGGCATGAGTCTTAGAGTATCCATAGGCGAGGCCCTCCAGAGTGAGTTGGAGCGTGTGGTGGTGAAGCATCTACCTCAGATTTTGGGGAATACAAAAATGGTGGGGGCGATTACCGTTCCCGATTGGGAAAAACACGTATCTGAGGAAGCTTTGGTGAGCACCTCCAAGGGTGACCGGGCAGTGTCGGTAGGTGACAACCTCGTTAGTTTTGAGGGTTTGGGTATCGGCAGAAAGATGTCCCATATAATCCAAGAGGCTTTCCCAGACAAATCAGTAATGCCGAGTGGTTTTTTCCACTATCCCCCTACCGGTTTTATGGGGTGGCATACGAACAGCGATGTGCCTTGCCAGAGACTCTACATAACTTGGGCAAAAGAGGCCGGTAAGTCTTTCTTCCGCTATGTGGACGATGGGGACATCGTTACCGACTACGATGATGCCGGGATCACACTTCGTATGTTTGATATCACGGACAAGCCCCCCTACCTGTGGCACGCAGTTGGTAGCGAAACCGACCGTATCAGCATTGGTTACCGCTTGCGATGATACATGTGATGGATGGAGAATGGTGCGTATTCGGAGAAGAAACGTACATCGACTGTCTCAGTCTATACCGCTATGTGAAGATGAAAGGCTATCAGCCTATCACCATAGATTTAGATATGGTTGCTTACAAACCCACAGATGAAATAGATGTGCGCTCTCGGAGATACACACAGGCAAATTTGGACCAACCGGCACTGGTTGCCTCCGGTATGCCAAACCCCATCAAGAAGCCTCTACGTATGCTCGACGGTAGACATCGGGTGTGCAAAGCTGTTATTATGGGGAAATCAACTATCTTGGCATTTGTCGTAACCGCCGACGAAGCGTACAAGTTTGTACAACACGGCAGGGTCGCCGAAAGTAAGTCTGGATGAACAATGGCTTTGACAAAACTCCAATTTAGGCCCGGTATTGTGCGGGATACCACTGACTACACCAACGAAGGCGGTTGGCGCGATGGCGACAAGGTGCGTTTCCGTATGGGATTCCCTGAGTCTATTGGTGGTTGGAGTCGTTTTACCCACAGCGAAATGGTTGGCGCTTGTCGTAAGCTGCATGTGTGGACAACGCTCACTGTTACGAAATACGTCGCTGCTGGCACTAACCTGAAACTGTACATTACTGAAGGTAACCAGCCCGTAGATATCACACCCATCCGAGAGACAACGGCGGCGGGTGATGTTACATTCTCAGCAGTTGACGGATCTACGACACTCACTGTCACCGACACAACCAACGATGTTTTTCTTAACGACTACGTCACGTTCTCTGGAGCCGCGAGTCTCGGGGGTGCTGTAACGGCGGATGTGTTGAACCAAGAGCAGCAAGTCACGTCCTTGGTAGATCGGAACACATACACCATCGAGATCGCGACCGCTGCAAATAGTTCCGACACAGGGGACGGTGGCGCCAGTGTTGTAGGGGCCTACCAGATCAACACGGGTCTGGACTCTGTTGTTTTGGGCAGTGGTTGGGGCGCCGGTGTATGGAGTCGCGGTGCGTGGAGTTCACCTGCCGATATCTCAATTCCCGGCACACAGCTGCGCTTGTGGTCCATGGACAACTTCGGGGAAGACCTTCTCACTAACGTGCGGGGCGGGGGTATCTATTACTGGGATTCTTCTGTGGGTTCTGGCACCCGTGCCGTAAATATCACATCTATCAGCGGTAACAACCAACCTGAAGCTGCCAACATCGTGTTGGTATCAGAACGAGATCGCCACGTCATTGCCTTCGGTTGTGACCCTGAGGGTGACCCGGGCAACCTAGACCCGTTGATCATTCGCTTCTCAGATGCTGAGTCTTTCACTGACTGGGAAACCCGAGCAGACAACACCGCTGGCGAGCTGCGTATCGGTACGGGCTCAGAGATAATCGCGGCGGTGCAGACAAAGCAACAAGTCGTCGTTTTCACGGATAAGTCTGTTTCAGCAATGCAGTTTATCGGTGCGCCGTTTACGTTTGGTTTGACTGAGGTTTCCACAAACACGTCGATTGTTTCCCAGAACTCCGCAGTTGCTGTTGGCGATGCCGTCTACTGGATGGGTGATCGGGTGTTTTACCGCTACGATGGTAACGTGCAGATTATCCCATGTCCGATAAAAGAGTACGTGTTTGCAAACATGAACCTGTATCAGCTCGGCAAAGTCACAGCTGCGAACAACAGCAAGTTCAACGAGGTTTGGTGGTTCTACCCGTCGGTTGGTAGTGTAACCAACGACAGCTATATCGTGTTTAACTATGTGGAAAACACATGGTACTATGGGACTATGGCGCGCACTGCGTGGGACGAGGGCGGCGTGTCAGGTTTCCCGATTGCAGCTTCCACAGATGGATACCTATACTTCCACGAGAACGGTATATCTGACGGCAGCACAAACCCACCGAGTGCGATAAACAGCTACATTGAGTCCAGCGCCGTAGATATAGGTGACGGAGAGCAATTTATGTTTGTGAGCAGGGTGATCCCTGACGTCTCGTTTAGGAACTCGCCGGACACCCCTTCGGTGTCTTTCACTGTGAGCACAAAAGACTTTCCCGGAGCTGCGTTTGACCAGATAAACTCAGGGGGCGTAGCACGTAGCACCACTGTGCCGGTCCAACAATACACCGAGCAGCTATTCTTCAGGTTGCGAGGGAGGTCAATGTCATTGCGGGTTGAGTCGAACGACGTGAATACTCAGTGGAGGCTCGGGACACCTCGTGCAGATATGCGTACGGATGGGAAACGCTAATGGCACAGGCAGTCACAGTACCATTCTTTGCAGCGGCTCCGGCGGAGTACAACGCATCTTACATGGCGCAGGTCACGCGGGCGTTTTCCCTATATGCGCAGCAGCAGCAGAACCCGGGACCGGTGCGCGGAGATACTCTGAATCTATCAGGACTCTCTGTTTTCGCCAACAACGCCGCAGCCGTAGCTGGTGGACTTGCGGAAAATGATGTATATAAGACGGCAACAGGCGAACTGAGGATAGTAATATGAGCGACACCAAACAACCCGAGCAGAAGGATGTCTCTGTGCCGATTACGGGACCAGCACCAGCAGGAGGCTCCGTATTCTAATGGTAAGAGATGAATGGCACCTTTCGAAATCAGTACCTGTTACTTTTATACTGGCCATAGTTGGTCAAACAGTTGCTCTGGTGTGGTTTGTTGCGAGTATGAACAGCGGGATTCAAAACAACGCTGAGGATATTATCCGAAACGATACGCGCTTGACGAAAGTTGAGGGCATTATGAATGAGCAGGCCGTGACGCTTGCTCGCATGGACGAGAATATTAAGGCCATCCGCAGCCTTATTGAGCGTTCTGTAGATATGCGGTAACCCAGAAAAGGATATCTGGATGTTGAAACAACTGATTGCCCCCGTGACCGAGCTTCTGGAGAAGGTTATCCCTGACACAGATGAGCGCAACAGGTTGGCTCACGAGATCGCCACGATGTCCGAGCGCCACGTGCAAGAAATTGCCAAGGCTCAGCTGGACGTAAACAAGGTCGAGGCTGGATCTGATAGCTTATTTAGGGGCGGTTGGCGCCCTGCAGTTGGTTGGATTTGTGTGTGCGGCTTCGCGGTAAACTTCCTGATCTCCCCCATCGCATCTGGGCTTGGTTGGGATATTCCACAATCTGACACTTCCGTTATGCTGCCTGTTCTGATGGGCATGTTGGGTCTTGGCGGTCTTCGGACATTCGAGAAAACCAAAGGTGTGTCCAAATGAAACTCACACTGCGCCAACTCACGGATATGCTCCCGACAAACAGGGAGCTCAACGTATGGTGCACAGAGCTCAACAAAGCTTTGCCCGTATATGGTATCGACACTCCTGAGCGAGTAGCGTCGTTTATCAGTCAATGCGCCCACGAGAGCCGAGACTTCACAGCCCTGCAGGAAAACCTGAACTATTCCCAAGATGCTCTGGAGCGTGTCTTCAGTCGCTACTTCGGTGTGGGTAAGCGCAACGCTGCTGAATATGCTCGCAAGCCAGAGAAAATTGCCAACTACGTCTACATGGACGAGTTCCGCTCCGCTCGCGGTGCATTGGGGAATACGCAGCCGGGTGACGGATGGCGGTTCCGCGGAAAAGGATTGAAGCAGCTTACTGGCCGAAGCAATGTCACGGCGTTCGCCAAAGACTACGGCATGACGCCGGAAGAGGCATCTGACTGGCTGGAGACAAAGGAAGGTGCCTTGGCGTCAGCGCTGTGGTTCTGGAGCAAGAACAACCTCAACAAGCTTGCAGATACAGGTGACGTCGAGAAAGTCACACGGCGCATAAACGGCGGTACAATCGGACTGGAAGATCGCCAGCGGAGATATAATACTGCTATGCAAGCTCTCACAGGTGACGTTCCTTCTCGCTCACCGGTAATAGCCACGCTCCGCAAGGGTAGTCGGGGCGATGCCGTTAAGCAAATTCAGCGTAGGTTGGGGCTCGCCGCCGACGGAGTGTTTGGACCCAACACCGACAAGATTGTGAAAATGTGGCAAGCCACGAATGGTCTGGTTGCCGATGGTATCGTTGGTCCCAAAACCATCGAAAGGTTACTACCATGAGTTCTGTCCGCCCTATGGAGCCCCGTGACGCTCAAGGATCAATCGAGCTCGGATACCGGATGCACCAAGAAAGTGTGTATCGTGACTTCGATTATGACACCAACAAGGTTGGGAGAATGTTGTACCACTACAGCACAAATCCAGATACCCACTTTATGCAGGTTGCTGAGGTAGATGGCGAGTTGGTCGGGTTGTTCTTGGGAGCAATCAGCGAGCATTACTTTGGCACTGACCGACTGGCGTCAGACACACTGTGGTATGTGGCCCCGGAACATCGTGGGTCCCGGGTAGGTCTTGATCTACTACGCGCGTTTGAGAAGTGGGGGACGTCGCACAAGGTTGCTGAGATTTGCGTAGGTGTTTCCAGCGGACTAAGTACAGACAAAACTGGAACCCTCCTGCAAAAGTTGGGCTATGATCTTGTGGGTGGAAATTACAAACTACGTGTTGTAGTATAGGCCTACAAACCTAAAAGGGGTTCGACATGTGTGGAAATGGCGGTGAGGGCGGCGGCGGCGGTGACGATTCCGGAGGTGGATTCTTTGGAGGTTACAGCGGACTTGCCGACATGGCAGACGGCGGCGGGCCCGGTCAATCCGGCGATACCTTCGGAGGCGCATTTGGTGGAATTTCAAACGCTGCCGGTGCTACACCTCGCGGTTCGGGCAGAGAAGCAACTGGCTTGGCCGGTATCGCTGCGCCAGCGTTCGCACGTGACGACAACGGTGGTTTGACAAACACCGCAGCGGCTCTTCGAGGTGCCGCAATGGGCGGTCTTCCCGGAATGATCGCAGGTGTTGCAATGAACCAAGCGACAGGTGGTCAAGGTATCATGGGTGCGGCCAAGGGATTGGTTGGGGGTCTGACCAAAGGCGCCGATAGTTCTACTGGTCAAACAGAATCTGGCCAATCGCGCCCTGCAGGTTTGTCCCAAAGAGGGCAAGAGTCAATGATTGGAGAGGGTGGAGGTTCCATTCGTGTTGCACCAACAGTTTCCACAGGGCCAACAGCTTCAGATAGTGGCGCAACAGTGACGCTGCCACAGATGCCCGACATGAGCACAGCTGCAGCCCAAGGTGCATTTATTCCACTACCAAACCCGAACTACGATCCCACCAACCCGATGTCTCAGCAATTTATGTCCAACCCGACTTACGATCAGCTGCTTGATTATCGTAACACTCTCATGCCTGTACAAGGTATGGCCGAAGGTGGTGAGGTTGGGGGCAACGAGAAGACAGTTATCTCTGACGCAATCAGCGCAGTCAAAGGCGCCATGGGTGAAGAAGACGCAGCGGTTGTTCTCGGTAAGTTTGTCGCCGCTTATGGTAGAGAAGCACTCCAAGACCTCGTGCAGCGAGTTCAGTCTGGGGAATACGACGATACTGTGGAGCGCTTCGCCAACGGTGAGGCAGGTGCTGTTCGTGGACCGGGAGATGGCTCTGGGGCAGACGACAAGGTTCCCGCAACCCTTGAGGGCGAGCAGGATGTTTTGCTTGCCGACGGGGAGTATGTGCTACGCAAGAAGACGGCAGATGCCCTTGAGAAGAAGTATGGCGGAGGTTTCCTAGACAAGGTAAACCAAGCTGAAGACGCTGCGCCCCGCGCGATGCAGGAATATATGAGTCGAGCCTAGAGCTGGAACCAAAGTAAGGAGCTAACCCATGTGTGGTAGCAAGACAGTGAACAACACCACAACTCAGTCGGGGTCATCTTCGGCTGACCTTCCTGATTGGGCAAAACCTTACTTTGAGCGCAACATTGCCAAAGCGGAGGCAGAGTTCTCCAAACCATTTGAGGCTTACGGCGGTGAACGTATCGCTTCCAATGACCCCTCAACCGAAGCTGCTCGCGCGGGCACACTAGGTATCGCCGGCACCGGCCTTGCCGGTCTTGGTGCAGCTCAAGACTTCACACAAGCAGGTATGGACCGAGCCTCAGAACTTGGTCAGTATGACCCAACACAGTTCTCTGAGTTTAACTTCCAACAGCCAGACACATTCACTGGGGATGCTGTTTCACAATACATGTCACCTTACATGCAGAACGTCACAGATGTTCAAAAGGAACAGGCAATCCGAGACTTCAATCGCCTTGGTGGTCAACGTCAAGCTCAGGCTGTTCAGTCAGGTGCGTTTGGTGGTTCTCGCGCAGCTGTTCAAGAGGGTTTGGCAGAAGAAGGTCTACTCGACCGTATGGCCCAGATCCAAGCAACGGGACAACAGCGGGCCTTTGACTCAGCCTCACAACAGTTCGGCGCTGATCGTACCGCCCAGATGACCGTTGATCAACAGCGTGCAGCTGAACTTGGCCGTGTGCAGACAGGCACAGAAGCTGGACAACAGTTCGGCGCGGGCCAAGGACTTGCAGCGCTCGAGGCTGGACAAGGCCTTGCAGGTGATCTCACGCGCTTCGGCGAGCTTGGTCGTCAAACTGACATCCAGAACATGCAGCTTCTTGAGGGTGTCGGCGCGGCGGAACAGGCTGACGCTCAGCGCCAGATCGACATGGATTACCAGAACTTCCTTGAAGAGCAGGGGTTCGGACGTGAGCAAATCGGCAACATGACCGGGATTCTATCTGGCATGCCCATTGCTGCCACAGGAACCAACACGTTCGAAAACACGCAGACCGGGCAGTCTCAACAGCCCGGTGCTTTCCAACAACTTGCAGGAGCCGGCCTATCCGGCCTCTCCCTCTACAAGGCGTTCTCATAATGATGAATATGCTCGACACTCAGGACAAACTGAAGAATTTCTCCGAGCAACAGCTCGTGCAGGAGATGCAGTCGCCAAGTGGCGGAGCTCCCCAGTTTATGGTTCTGGGGGAGATCGAGCGTAGACAACGTATGCGCCAAGACGCAACGCGACAAGAGGGACTTATGCAGCCCACGGTAGCTGAAGAAGCGGTCAACGCCGCAGGTGTTCCACAGCAAGGTATCGCCTCTATGGCACAAGCCATGGCACCGCAGACAAACATGGGTCAGAACACAGGCGTCCGAAACACTCAAGAGCCTGTGAAAATGGCTGAGGGTGGGCGCGCTTCTTTCCTTGCCAATGACCCTGCTACGATTTCAGCCGCCAATGCGGCGGGTATGTCGGTTAACGAGTATATTTCTCGCATGCCGGAACCACAGCCTGTGGATCGTTACGATTCGGCAAGTGGGATGTTTATGTCGGAGATGACCCCGCAGCAGCAAGATGCCATATCTCGCCGTGCAGACTTGGGAGGTGGACAAGATTCGGGTGAGGCTTATGACACCATGCTCCCATCTGAAAATTTACCTGTGAAAATAGAAGCCCCTGTGCCGACCCAAACCCTCGGTGACCGTATTGCGGAAACCCAACGTAGACTTGCAGGTTCGGACCTGACGGATAACCAACGTGAAGCTCTCGAGACAAACCTCATCGCGATTGAATCAGCCGCGGGTGTTGGAAACTTTATCTCTGATAATACCCCTGATCTTGTGGGCCTTGCACGTTCTGGCGCTGCCAAACTTGTCGATCTTCCTGCTTGGGCAACCTCTATAACCAACCCAGAACTCGGCGCGGAAATGTACGACTTTGCGGACAGGTTGCGTCCGGGAGGTAAGGTTGGCGAAGGGGCTGAGACAGGGAAACCTTTGGTAATACCAACGGGTGGAATTGCAGATCTCATGGCTCCATCTCGCGACGGGACTCCATTTGTTTCACCTCAAGCTCAACGACAAGCTGGCCAAACTCCCACAGCTATGCCCACTTCACCGCCCCAAGGCGGCATGGCTTCTGCTGGTCAAACCTCAGGCGGCATAGCTTCTGCTGGTCAAACCTCGGGCGGCTCAGGCAAACTTGGAACCTACGAAGAGGAGCTCATGTCTACGCTCAAGCGTCGTGAGGAAGCTCGCGAACAGGACAAGTGGCTTGCCCTTGCTGAGGTTGGTCTAGGTCTTCTCGGTTCCAATGAGCCAAACTTTGGCACAGCTCTCGGACAGGCAGGTCTGCAGGGTGCGCAATCTTATCGTGCAAGCCGTGATCAATATGACACTGACCGCATGGGCATCCTGAAAGAGATCGAAAACTCACGTATGGCGAACGCCCAACTGGCCATGCAACGCGCAGCGGCTGCGCGACGTGCATCTGGTGGAGGTGGTCCAAGCGGCCCAACACCTCTCCAAGTTCGCAAGTTGGCAGCTTCCGAGGTTGAGCTTGGGCAATCCTTGATCGAACAGGGCACATTGTCTAAGAACCCAGATATGGTTGACCAAGGTCAGGTTATTTTGAATAACGCAATAGGTATGATCAATGGCACCGGCGGAGCTTCCGGGGTAGATATGGACGCGACCAAGGGCTAATAGGGGCACACAATGGCGATAATCAAGGTTCCCGGAGCTCAATCGGGTAAACAATACAGTGTGAGAATCGCCGGAGAGGTTCCAACTGACGAGGAATACTCCCGCATCAACGCATTTGTAAAAAATGCAGAGGGCGAATACTCAAGCAAGTTTGAGCGTGTTTTTGGCGAAGCGCCTGAGTTTGACGACGGAACTGCGCTTGGGCGTGGTTTTGATCGGGGCGTCCAACAGAGTAAATCTTTGCTCGGTACAACCATCGAGACTATCGGTGAGAAGGCCGGCATCGGCGCCATTGACCGCTTCGGTGAAGGTTTGGAAGAGTCGGCACGGCAAGAGCTCGGTGCGCTTAGAATCGCTCATCCTGATCCAACTCGCTGGCAAGACGTGCAGGGTCTTGGGTCTGGTCTAACATTCCTTGGAGAGCTTGCCGGTGAGCAGGTGCCTCAGCTGGGTGCCTCACTCGGTGCAGCAGGTGCAGCAACATTGCTCGCTCCCGCAGGTGCCATTGTTGCCCCTATCGCTGCAGGTGCTCTTGTTTCAGCACCCTTGTTGTTTGGCGGAAACGTACAACGTCAGGAAGAGCAAGTAGCCGCTGGTGAGAAAGAATCTGTTGATCTAGGGGACGCTCTTTTGTCCACCTTTGGGCAGTCTGCGCTCGAGGGTGTTGCTTCAAAACTTCTCATAACGGGATTGTTCAAGCCCGCTGGTGGTTCCATTGGTGGTGCCAAGGGTCTGTTTGTGCGCACAGGTAGCCGTGCCGCTGGTGGTGCAACAACTGAAGGTCTTACGGAGATCGGCCAGTCCATGTTGGAGCGTGCCCAAGCGGGCCTAGCAATCGACGACGAAGATGCAATCAAAGAATATATAGACGCAGGTATCGCAGGGGGCGTGCTCGGTGGAGCGGCCCGTGCTCCGGGTTTCGGTGAGAGTGGAAGAACGCCCACACCTAAAGAAGAGCCTGCTGTTGAAACACCAACCGCGCCGACAATAGAACCCCTACCTCAACCAGATCAGGTGGCGGAAGTATCAGAAGCTGCGCCCGTAGTTCTAGAGGGACAAGGTGAGCTTTTCACTGGAGACAATCTGGGAACAACACCTGCCGACCCCCTCATTCTCACACCTGAGGAGCGTACAGGCCGTCAGCTTGATCTAGACATTCCCGCCCCACCTGCACGTGCGGATCAACAACTTGAGATGTCACTCAATGCGACTGTTGGGACACAGGGTGAACTTTTCAATAGCGGTGACCTGAGAACACAAGAAGGTTTGTTTGGTGGAACAGCACCTATTACCGCACCTGAGTCACAGGTGGAACCTTCTACGGTTGAGCCTACACCTGTTGAGCCAGCGACAATCGACAACGATCTGCTAAACGAACTCGGTGTTTCAAGGCAGGCCCCTGTGCGCAAAAAGATTATGGGCAAAACCTTGGATGAGCCTGAGGTGCAAGCTGAGCTTCGCAAGTATGCGAACAACACATACGTGCGAAAGAACAAACCAGACTTACCTGCTCGGGTTGAAGCACTGCTAGGAACACAAGATGCCCAAGACACAACTGGACCGTCTGGAGCTGGAATTGGCGTTGAAGACGGTGGACGAAGCTTGGAGCCAAGCGGACGGACCCTCGACAGAGATGCAGATACCGCCGAAACTATCGCACCTGACGCAAGAGGACTGGGAAGACGTGTGCAGGATACTGCGCCTGCTGCAGCTCCAGTCAGCGATGAGCCCGCTACAATAACCCTATACAGAGCTCAGAGAAGTGAAGGTGGAGGTGACGGTGTTGGAGAGGCAGCTTTCGGGATAGGCAAGTATTGGTCACAGGACCGCGGAGTCGCTGAAAAATTCAAAGATGTTGTTCCTCCTGTATCATTAACTGGCCCTAACGGAAAATCAGTTGAGCTTAATCGACGGGACGCGCTCAATGACATGCGAAAGCTAAACTCTGCATTGAGGGAAGTTGGCCTTTCCGCAAGAGATCGACCGAACATTGTTAGAGCTATTGCAGGTGAAAGCACAACGCTGCCAAAAGACACATCCATTGCTGTTGGATCTTCCGACATTGTGGAAAGCCAGATTGACCCGTCCAAGTTTGTCCAACAGACGGAGAAGGGGAAATATAGAAATTTCGACTTGAACAAAAGTGAAGATGTGCAAGCTCTGAAAGATTCAGGTGTTGAGGGGACATTCTACACCGACGGTGAAGTGACCAACTTTGTTCAATTCCCTGAAAATATAAGAAATGACCAAGGGGTCGCCAAAGAACTTCAGGAGTTCATGGACAAGTATCAGCTCGCCGCTACCCCAGTGGACACACCCATCGACACCGCGACCGTATCGGCTCTTATGAACGGCGACTTGTCAGGCGCGCTACGTGGAATTTCCACCAATAGCACAGACAAGACACTGAAGAAGATGGCGAACCGATTCGCTGACCTTGTTGGTGATACCCGTGTCGAGGTCGTTGGCTCAATCGACGGCTCAAACGGTGTTGACGCTGCTGGTATGTTCAATCCAGAGACAAACACGATCCAGATCAATCGTAACACAGGCATGAATGGCCACACTGTTATGCACGAGATGGCGCATGCTTTGACGGCTGCATCACTGGCCAATCGCTCTCTACCCACAACGGCACAGCTGCGTGTTATTTGGGACAATGTCCGCGGTCAGATCGGTGAAGTCTACGGCACTCGCAATTTGGATGAGTTTGTGGCGGAGGCCATGGGTAACCCCCAGTTCCAAGCCATGCTTGCTCAAACGAAGGTGGACAGCACGGGTATGAATCCGTGGAACAAGTTTACAAACGCTGTGAGGCAGATCATCCGCCGCGCATTGGCCAAGGACATGGGTAACCTCGCCGAGACAAACCGCATCATAGACAGCATTCTCGCTCCTGCACCACAGTATCGCTCAGCTGCGCCGATGTATCTGAACACTTCACCCAAGGAAGCTATCGCCACCCTCAAATCTCTGGTCAAACCTCGCGCGGGAACCAGCGACAAATGGTATGACATGACGCGTGACTTCATTGCGAGCAACGCTCCTGATATGGTAAAGCGCGCTGGTTTGAAGTCTCTCAGAGTCGGCAACCTTGTACGCCTTGCCGAGGACAAAATACCTTTTGCAAAAGACCTCCTCGACGCTATTGAGAACTTGAAAGGTGCCTACGACAAGCTGGCCTTGGTCAACTCTGCCATGGTGAACGATATGGCCAAGTTCCGCCGGGAAGACCGCCAAGGTCACGATCTGCTACGTTCAATCATGCACGATGATACGTTGGAGCAAGTTGACAGCTCTCTCGATGGAAACCCATATTCCAAGTTCTGGCTTGCTTACGCTGACACAAACACAGGTGAAATTAAACGCTCGTCCTATCCAACAGAGGGTGCTCGCGCCGCCGCTATGGTCAAGTTGAATACGGACTTCCAATCCAAGGGTCGCACTGCAGCCTATGCCTCAGAGTCACCTTCCCCTGAGAAGAGCGACTACTACATCAAAGCTCGCGCTCGTTTCAAAAACCTGAGCCCCGAAGGACAACGTCTCTACAATCAGACGCGGAACTATTACGCCAGCCTGCAGAAACGTATGGTTTCTTCTCTTATGGAACGTATGGGCCAAGACATCACTGAAGGTTCGGCTCGCCGTCGCGCCATCGACAAGCTTCTCGACATTCTTGTGAGACAGAGCGGCCACATAACACCCTACTTCCCGCTGACGCGCGAGGGTGGCTTCCGCCTGCAGTACACCGCCTCTGATCCCAGAACTGGAAATGTGGAAACATTCACAACTTACCACGCTTCTGATCGAAAGATGCGGGCAGCTGCCAACAGAGTGCAGGCTTACAACGAGTCCCGTGGTCAGGGTGATCTGAACTCAGAGATGAGCATGGGCAAACGCAGTCGGGATTACAGCTATGAGGGCGGACCTGACGGTTCTTTTGTTAAGGACTTCCTCACGGAAATCGACGGTGCAGGTATAAAAGACCCTGCTCTGAAAACAAAACTGGTTGACATGGTGCTCGACGCCATGCCTGAGAGATCGCTTGTTCACAACATGCGCAGACGCAAGAACGTAAGAGGCGCTCTCGGTGACATATCCCCAGACGCATTGTCAGACGGGTCGCTTGATAGTGACCTTGAAATAGATATTGACACAAACCTTGCCAGCACAATACGTCGCACAGGGTTGAACCTTGGTCGTCAAATTGTGCAGCTTGAGGGTTCAGGCGCTCTGCAGGAGTTCCAAAGAAAGCTTAATTCTAGCCCCGACGAGTCTGGACTTAGTTACAAAGAGAGCATGGATACGAACCTGATCGCAAATGTCATGGACGAGATGGCGCAGTTTGCGAAGAACCCTCAGGTCAACTCAGTATCCCAAGCTATCAACTCTCTCGCTTTTGCCGCAACCATGGGTCTTAGCCCCGCCTCTGCCATGCTCCCCGTGTTCGATACGATCATGGCCTCAGGTTACCTTGGTGGTGAATACGGCATGGGATCGACCATCCGTGCAATGGGTGACGCAAGCCGGGCCCTAGCAGCATCCCCGACGTTCCGCTCCATCGAGGTTGACGGTGCCGACGGTGTTGAAATGAGAGATGTGGACTTTGGACGATTTGGCAAATCTGTAGCCAATTACGACTTTAACGACCCCAACCTTCCACAAAATATCAGAGATCTGGACACCCTCTATGAGGAGCTTACTCTGCGTGGACAACTGGCGGCGTCTGTAACGCAGGAGGCTCTGGAGATCGACGGAACTTCAGCGGCAATGGAACGCTTGAACAAATACTCAGGTGCTCTGATGCACTACTCTGAGCGCTATAACCGTGAGGTCTTGGCGGTTGCCGCTTACAATCTCGAACTCAAGAAGATCATGGCTGGATCAGACAGCGTACCAACGCTGGCACATAAGAAGAAAGCCTCGGATAAAGCTCTGGAGGCCGTGGAGGTTAACCTTGGCACGCTCGCCGCGGCGGGTCGGCCCGTCTATGCACAGAACGCGTTCGGTAACGTGGTCTTCATGTATAAGAACTTCGCCATCAACAAGTATCACATGATGTCTTCGATGGTGGACAAGGCTTTCAAAGACTCACCGCCCGCCGAGAGAGCAATGGCTCGCAAACAACTCCTGCAGTTTCTCCTTGTGAACGGTCTTGTTACAGGTGCCTCAGGTATGCCCATGATGGGCGCCATTGGCATGATCTACAACCTGTTCCGAGACGACGGGGAGGACGACTTTGAATCGGCGACACGTAAGCTTCTCGGCGAGGGCCTATACTCGGGACCGATAAACTACATCACAGGTGCCGATGTTGCGTCCCGCACAAGCCTCAACAGCATGGTCTATCAGCCACCT